GTACCAAGAAAACATCAATATCATTAGTCTCCCGAACACCAGAAGTTTTCCGATTGCCATCGAGACTATGCTGAAGGTGATTAAGGGCAACAAAGTAAGAATCTGCAATGCTCACGGGAAAATATCATGCGCTCTTTGCATGAAAGACTCTCTGCCATTTGAAGAAGTAGAACTAAATGCACTTGGCCCAGATACCGTAGTCGTAGTCGATAGCGGAACTGAACTTACCAATTCTGCAATCTCCCACATTACCAAAGCTCGCCCAGATGATTATAAAATGGAGTTCGATGATTGGGGCGATCTTGGCAAGCTAATGGAAATCTTCTACAGCCATGTACAGAATGCGCCATTCCATGTAGTAGTTATTTCTCATGAAACCGAAGTGGAATTGGAAGATAAAAAGACTAAGCTTGTACCTAGTGCCGGTTCCAGAAACTTCGCCCGAAATGTTGCAAAGTATTTTGGTGATGTAGTCTACTGCGAAGTTAAAAATGGTAGACACGTTGCCGGTTCCTCCACCACATACACTAATGGAATCCTCACGGGCTCTAGGAGTGGAATTGCTATGGAGAAAACCAAAGACCTGAATCTTTTGGATCTATTTGATCCTGACAGACCGAAAGAGCCTGTAGAAGAGACACCCGCAACAACAGCAATGTCTGCATTGGAAAGAATGCGGATCAAACTCAAGGAAACTAAAGTATGAGCTACCACGTTTATGATTCAGATTCACTGCTTTCAGGTTTGCGGGAAACTGCAGTTCCGGAACAAAAATCCATTCTCAAAGAGGCATACGATATAATCCACGGGGATCGAGAGAAAACCTACGGCAATCCAGTCAAGAATCTGGAAATGATTGCCGATCTTTGGACTTCCTATGCAGGACGTAAATTCAGTGCAAATGATGTTTGCTGCATGATGGTCCTTCTTAAACTCGCTCGTCTGAAAAATCAACCAGACCATAGAGATTCCCAAGTAGATATTGCAGGCTATATCGGATTACTAGATCGAATTCAAAACACAGATCATCGCGGTATTAGCAAGGAGGAACACAAACCCACACCACTATAAACTACACACTCTTCTCTATTTCTCTACATCTTTCTTCTTTTCTTTTTGGAACTACAAATCATGGCATCAAACATTGACAAAGACACGTTCGACATGGAATCTCTGCTGGACAATACCGTTGATATGTTGGCAGATACGCCAGAATTCAAGCCATTTGTGGCAGGTGCACACAGGCTTACTCTCAGTCTTGCAAAGTCGGATAAGATTAGTGAGAAAACCAGGCGTCCGGAGCCAGTTATCATCGGTAAACTCAAGCTGATTTCTACGGAAGAACAGGCTGATCCTACGGAAGTTCCGATGGAGCCGGGAACAGAAACTCAAATCCGTTTCCAGATGGATAACGAGTTCGGCCAAGGCGATTTTAAGAAACTTGCAGGAATCATCTCTGCGCACTTCAAGTGCCAGTCGTTGAATGAAGTGCTGGATATTAGCAAGAACGGTATCGAAGTTCTCGCCGTTACCAGTAATCGCAGCGGTAAGAAGCGCGAAGATGGCAGTATTCCGAAGTTCACCTCGATCGTGGAGATGACGGTACTGTAATTAGTTTGTGGCCCGGCTTTGGATTCAAAAGATCCACTGTCCGGGCCGCTTTGCTTTGGAAGGAAACTATTATGCCCATTTTCGATGTAGAGGTAGACACGCTAGAAAAAGCTGAGACTGTCTTGCTCCACTTTAAGCAGGCACTGGAAGTAAGTAGAAGACAAGAAACAGAAGCGCAAGAAATAAATAAGAGCCTTAGAAGAGAGAATAGTGAATATATTCGACGTCTCCATATCATTGACAAGTTGGCAAAAGGAATAAGGAATATAGTATGATCCTACCACTGCAAGCATTTGAATACAATGGTGACTTCTATATCCGGGTTATTCCCGGCAAAAATCTCTTCAAAAGTACAATGGTACATGAAGTAGTCAATCGTGGTGATGTATTTGCAGTGCGCCTTAGAGATTCTCTTCTCACCATAATTCCTGGTACTGCAGAAGTTACGCATCACGCAATAGAAGTTGTATTGCTTCCAGCTCCAGCACAAACTCTATGAATGCTCTGTTCCTTGGCACCTACGCAGACAAAGATTTTCTTCCGCATCTGAAATCAATTTTCGGAGGCACAACTACATACATTGTTTGCGAGCCAGTCTCTACTCTAATCCAGCTGGGAATGTACTGTGAAAAAAGATCGATCACCGCAGTCGTTAGTACCAACACCGATATTCTTAGAAAGCTACTCGAAAAGTCTGGCTGGTCAGGAAGGACACATCCAAGTCTTTCTAATTACGCCGGCTCAGTCTTTACATACGGGAAGATTGAAATTGTCTTTGTTAATCCCGTCGAACAAATTCTTACAGTTCCTCACGGACGCTTTGTCTTTTCACGATTTGCAAGCAAAGTCCTTCATCCAGAAAACTGGGCGGAATCCACAGACTTCAAGTGGGAAATTGCGAATGCCTCAACAATCGGACGACTCTACGAACAACTCCTAGGCGCCTATGCAATTGCAGAAGATATAGAAACCCTTAAGCACAATCTCGCCATTCGCTGCGTGTCCTTCACAGGAATCTATATTTCTGGTGGCACTCTCAGTACCTATACTTTCGTTCTTCCTCTCACTGATGATTTTGCAGTGACGTGGTACAGAAAAATCAGTGAGCTTCCTCAACAAAAGATATTCCAAAACGGTCAATATGACAACGCTTACAAACTTAGATTCAGCATTCCTACTACCAATTGGCTTTGGGACACTTGTAATCTCTTTCACTCGTGGTACTCCGAACTTCCGAAAGACCTCGCATTCCTCAACGCATATTTTCTTCGTAAGGTGGTCTACTGGAAAGACTTGGCAGAAACGAATGACCTTTCTGAATACTATCGTTACAATGGCATGGACAGTTGGGCAACTGCAAACGTGTGGATCAGGCAAATGTTGGAAATGCCGGAGTGGGCGCGTCACAATTATCTCTTGGAGTTCCCGTTGGTTTATCCTTGCCTTCTTTCGGAGATGACCGGAATAGAACAAGATGAGCAGAAACTTCTAGAAGCCCGTGCAGCTCTGGATGCAGAAGTAGAAACAGAACTTGCCAGTCTGCGCTGCATGATTCACACTCCTACATTCAATCCAAATTCTCCTCCTCAAGTCCTTGCGCTCGTCCACTTACTTGCATCCAAGACCATAAAGAGTACCAATGAAATTGATTTAAAACGTGCAGCTCTGACACACCCATTGGCGTCCCGAATCATAAATAAAATTCTAAAGATTCGTGGACTCCGCAAACTTATCTCTACCTATCTCCGCTTAGATAGCGATGCCAGCGCAAAAAACAATTACAATGGCAGGGCAGCCTACAAAGACCGCATCTTTTACAGCCTGAAGCCTTCCGGCACAGATACTGCACGGTTAGCCTCTCAGAAATCTGCTTTCTGGTGTGGCCTTCAAATTCAGAATATTCCTCGTGGCGAGCCAGGCGAGCCAAGCCATACCAAAACTACACTCTGTGCTTCAGATGGCTTTGTTATGGCCGGTGTTGATCTCAAGAGTGCAGAAACCTACGATACAGCATACATCTCTGGCTCAAAGCCGTTAATGGAGATACTTGCTTCTCCGAAGAAGTTCCATGCTTGGAATGCCTCGAAGTTCTTCGGCATTGCTTATGAAAATATATATGATGCCTCTACTGGCAAGGTCAAGAATAAGACAATCTATGACATCTCAAAGCGAGTGAATCATGGATTCAATTACAACATGGGAGGGAACACGCTGATAGATACTATGGGAGAAGATAAAGTATGGCAAGCTCGCGCCCTGCTCAAACTTCCAAACGGTATGAGTTCTAAGAGTGTGGCAGATCATCTACTCGGACAAGCAGATAAAACCTACCCTGAGATTCGTGCTGACTACTATCCTTGGGTGATTAAGGAAGTTACTGTAAAGAGAATGCTTGTAAGTCGTGCAGTTCATTTTGCTTCCTCCTTCACTCCAACACAAGTGGAAAAAGCAATTGCCAAAGGTGATTGGACTCGCTACACTTTCCTCCATCCGGACAAGAATAAGTTGCACTTGAATTCTTTAGTAGCACACTGCCCCCAATCCCTAAATGCTAGAACGCTGAATGAAGCGTATATGAAAGTATTCTATGAAATCGCACTGCCAGAAGCAAAGGACTTTAGACTACATGCACAAATCCATGATGAGATTCTCTGTAGCTTCAGAGTCGGACGTACGGATTTACTTCTCAAGGTTCAGACTCTCATGCAGATTCCCGTCGCAGTCCGAGATGTACACGGCATTATTCGGACTTTTACAGTTCCGGCGTCTCTAAAAGCCGGCCCCGCCAATACTGGCGTCAAATATTGGAGTGATGTGGAATGAGCCCAAG